TTAATCCGTTACACGGTCAATCAAGGCAAATAGCAGCCAAGGCAGCTCTCTTTCCATTTCTCCGTTCTTAAGGCGCATCTTCCACAGTTCAGGACTCTCCAGCTTGCCTTTAGCCGCCAGATTATCAATCGCCTTATTCCCCATTTCGATCCTCCAGTTATCCACCTTTACAGCCTCCTTTTTGGGCTTCAGCCCATAGTGTTTAATGATGGCATTCGCGATTGCACCGGCGCAGATACGGCGGTACGAATCATCCTTCAGCAGCTCGGCTTCCTGCCGATTAGTCATAAACCCGCATTCGATCAGGATTGCATCCATATTTGTCTCCCTGAGCACATGCAGATCGCCGAGCTTCACGCCACGGTTACGGCGCCCGGTAGCGATGACCAGTTCGGCCTGTACAGCTTCCGCGATGGCTCGGGAGCCCGAAGGGTTAGTGGTATAGACAAACGTTTCAATCCCTTGAGCATCGCTCCACTGGCCCCCTGCTGCATTAGCATGGATCGATACATAGAGATCTGCACCCCACCTGTTGGCTTGATCGGTACGTTCCCGCAGGGGCACGTCCCGGGCGTCAGAGTGAACAGTCTGCAGCTCCACACTCTTGTACTCACGTAAGATGGGTGCCAGATGATTGGCTACTGCTCGGTTAAACTGGTATTCTTTCATCAACCCATCGGGCGTTTGCTTTCCCGGAGTCTCCGGTCCGTGGCCGGCGTCCAGCATAATCTTCATTTATCTCACCTCTCTTTCTATAGGTTTCATTTCGCTCAGAATCTTGTCCACCATGACATACCGGCGCGCAGCCTCCTCGGACTGAACTTCATTTCCGTTTTGCAATAGATTGGCATACTCCGTCATTTTGGTATGGACCCGTCCGGCCCTTTCGTAAATCTCAGCCTGCGTCAAGGAGGATACATCTTCTGATGTAATGTGTGCAGCCTCCTGGACAGCATTTCCTTCAGCTTGAATATCAGCTGCTTTTTGTTTCTGAAATGAAACGTCTTTCGCCCCTTTAGCGGTGATATAGGCCATGACTAGACCGGCTATAACCATGACTTCTTGCTCGTCAATGGGAATGCCGAGGTACTCAGAAAAGAAGAGAATCAAACAGGCAATAGCTGCCGTGAAAAACTTTGTGCTATTGAAGGTGATTTTCTCACCGTTCTTCATTTTTTGAATGTCTATAATAATCTGCATGACCAAAAAGTTTCCGACAATAAAAATAGAAGCAACAAGTTTATCGATGGAAATATGCCATCCGAATATTTTGTTCAAATATACAGCAATCACCGAAGCGATCACCGTAATAAATTTTGGATCAATCCATTTACTCATTACTCCACTCTCCCTCCCGGCGCTATACCGCCGGTGATGATTTCAAGCACCCTTTGGAGCTCATCGCTACCTGATCGCAGCATGTCGTCAAATCGCCATATGCGTACAGCAGCTGACTCGCTATCTCTGGTCCGTACAGTTCGCGTATGATCCGGTACGTTTCCTCTTCTACCGCCTTTTCCATTGGTTCGAGAAGCAATGGGGACCAACTCCTTTATAATAGAAAGAACCGATCGGATGATCGGCTCTCTTACTTTAGATTGAGTTCTTTTTTCAGCTCTTTACGACCCTTCTCACCGGCCTTGGTTAGAGCATTGATCATTGACTTCACCTTTGCATCATTGCTCTTTGTGTCTGGTATTTTAGCGATCAGGCGCGCTGCCTCGTCCCCGACTGTTTTTTGGTACTTAACAAATTGATCTGGACTCAGTTTTATTTTCTTGGGCTCTTTGGTCGTTCTATCTGTACCGCTGATGGTTTTGTCTACGACCCGCGGCGCAATACGCTTGTCTCCTGTGGCATTAAGCAGGTCCACCACTTTCTTCGCCTCTGGTGATACCTGATATTTATTCGTAAATGCAGGGTTCAGGAAGACGTTGAATAAGCTATTGTCTTGCATAATAGTCTTTCCTTTACCTAGAGTATCAATCGATTGTGGAAGCTTGTCAGATAGACCCGGAATCTTTGCTTTGACCTTATTAAGTGCCAGTTGAAGCTTGCTCGGATCATACGTCTCACGTTTTGTGTTATCGCGTAATTGATTGATCTGGTTGAGAGCTGTAGGAACGAATGACGCAGGCGCATTGGTTGCAACGTTATCAACGAATTTACGTACTGAATTTTCTTCCCCATACGAGGTTGCAAATGCGTCTTTTAATCCCTTTAGAACTGATTGTTCACCAATCGTATTCAACCCTCCAGTTAGGGAATCGTAAGCTGTACTGAGAGCGCCATTAGCTGCGTCTGTGGCTTTCTTTCCATCATTTGAAGATTCAGCTATATTAGCACCGGCTGAAAGAGTCATCGCTACAGGTTGGGCCCAATCATAGTTGAACAGCGTGTCGCCTTCACGTAAATTCGCGGCTTCTTTCATTGATTTAAAGTTTCCAGAAACAAGCTCTTTCGACCACCGCTGCAGGGCGCTTCCGTTAATCTGATATTGCCCCTGCCCTGCCTGACGTTCAAGTTCCCGTACATCTCGATCTTTGTCAGATGCACCGGTAATTATTCCGGTATCTGCCAGATAATAACCCAATCCAGTCATTCCGGTCCCCACAAAAGCCCTCATAGTGGTTAGGATCACATCTTCCCGAGTCTTTATACTACCTTTCTTCAGAAAGGGTTCTGCTAATTCATAGGCGGCTTTTAAGAATCCGGCAGGAGAATATTCAAGAGCTCGGGTGATAATGTTACCCGGTGTTTTTGGGTATTTCAAAACCAATGATCCAATACCAAAATCTTGTCTCAAATTCAGTAATCTCTTCGTCCCTTGTAGCCCTTGGGCAATTAAACTATCATCCTGTAATGTAACATACTTGCCATACTCGTCAGCGATGGCCTTAACGTTATTATCAATGTTCATCATATATCGCTCAGAATGCTGTTTTAAGGCACTTCCCTTGAGACCTTTATTCATCCCGTCCAAATGTGCCATTTCGCGTAAACGTTGGTTAACAGCCCGATTGTATGCGGCGTAGTCAAACCCTTTCAGAGCTGCTCCTAGCGTTTTCTCTAAGTATGTGAGAGGGTTTAACTTGCTATGGAACGTCTTACCATTAAGATCATAGGCGGTCGTTAATCCTTCCGGGTTCACACCCTTCCATCCGGCTTTAACACCAACGTTCAAACCTTTAAAATAATCTTTCGTGGGAGCAAACCAGTTCTCCCAACCACCTTTTGCTATCGTGATGGTTCGATCCTTCCCGGTGATTGTAGAGGTTGCCCAGTCGACCGGCACTGATACTGTACGGTTTATTCGCTCAAGACGATAGAAAATTTCGTTTCCGATGATATTCCGAACAAGCGTTTTAGGATTTAATAGCTGCCCGATTGTCTGAGTTGTATCTATCTTTTTTAGTAATCCAGATCTCTCTAAAGAATTAAGAACCGCTTGAAGATCCTGACTCGCCATTGTTTTAGCCTCGCCCGATAGACCCGATACCCTTTTTGCAAGTTCCTCGATCTCCGTGACCTGTTCAGGGGTTAAGTCTCGATTCTTGACGAACCGATCTGCAATTTTCTCTGCTTCCGATATTGTTTCTTCCTTGATTCTTTTGCTGCTCATGCTAAGTTGCTCTTGTGCCTTCTCGTAAATTTCCACAAGCTTCGGCCGTATTGCCTCACCGAATTCCTTCACCATTGCGGTGGACCAATCAGCAAATTTCACTGTTCCCTTTGCCATCTTGGAGGCTCCAATAATTGCATAGTTCAGCACGATTTCAGGGTCAATACCTGATGAGATTTGAATCCCTTTGGCTCTCAAACGCTCCTTCGCCGCCTGTTCTTGCGCTTCAAGGAAACTCACCACTTTATCCTTCACGCGCTTGTCAGACAGCTCTTTAGGGGGCTTAGCCGTACGAGGTTGCTTAGTCTTGGTCGAGACAAATGATTTCGCGTCTTGTACAAACTGCCGGATCGCAGTAGCTTCTTCATCGCTTACCTTTTGACCTGCACGATATTTCCCTAGTATGTCCATCACATTTGCAGACGCGCTACTATTCCCCTTCATTTTCTGAACAGTACCTGCTAAACCTTCGATTTGATCAGCCATTTCTGGAGTGATTTTTACCTCTTTACCCGGTCGTAATCTTTTACTAATATTTATAGCCAGACCTTCTGCGTAAACAAGAGCACCTTGTGGTGTGAGTTTATCGTACAAACTTGCGGCTTGAAGGGCCTGCCCGGTTTTAGTTAGCTGTTCAGCTAATTTCTCTGCAACTAAAATAGCTCTATCAGTCATTCCTTTTGATTGATATTCATCAATCAGACGATAAGCAGTAGTGACATCTACATCACTAAAGCGAGTGGTCTGGGTCAGCAATTCCCTTGATGTTTTATCAAGGTCTAAGACGCGCTCATTCGCCTTTGCCACCGCTGAAGCATTAGTAGTTGGCTCGTAGTGTCTGAACTGCTCTGCGCCCTCTTTGAATGTTTCTGTAGCTTTAGGTGACTGGGTTAATGTTCTAAATGTGCCACGTTCCTTTAATGGTTTAATTTCTGGGCCAATAATCTGTGCTTCCGCTTTCGGTAATTCTTTATTGTAAAGGCTAGGTACAGGATCATCGGTTGACCGAGTTAGTTCATCCAAGCTAGGCATTTTGAACCTCTGGCCAGAAACTGAGGGTTCAGGCAAAGCGCTCAATGGGGCTAGCGAAGGTTGCTCCAATGCCACTGAGGACATAGGTAGTTCTTGCCTTGCAACTGCGGCAGGCGGTAACTCTTGTAGTTTAGGAACACTACCTTTTCTGAGAGCCTTTATCCCTGATCCAATACCGCCTAAAGCTGCACCACCAGCTGCACCGACCGCGCCTTCAAAGAGTACATTCTCAAGCATATCCCCATTAAAATCTCCACCGGTCATCAACGTTCTTGGTACCGCATAGGCAGCCGATCCTAGTGCTTCTTGAGCTGCTAATCGGGGAATGCCTGTTAAAGTTGGTGCCCCTAATTTCTGAGTTGTCTTATTTAATGCGGATCCAAGCATGGGTCCGCTAAAAAAAGTCTTACCCACGTTCATTTCTATCTGTCCGGGATTTACAAAGAAACCTCCGAGACCACCGGCTATTTGAGCGGCCATATCCCCGACTTTACTGCCAGTTGATTGAGCCGGTACAGGTATAGGCGCACCCATCACAGAGGATGCACCTTGGTTGAAGTTTTGAATTACCTTGCCGGGTGTCGTGTTATATAAGAGGCTGTCCATTCCTTGAGCATAAAGATCAACCGTGTTGTCTTTAATAGCTTTCAAGAAGGAGTTACTCGGATCATTATTGATCGCTTGTTGCGTTCTAGTGCGCTGAAGATCAACAGGAGAAACGGGAATATCCTTGTATAAACTCTTCGAATTGACCACGCTCATAGGGTCATAGGTTGGCGGCTTATAACCGGCTGATATGCCTAGTTGACCGATCTTACTACCAACCTGCGTAAGCGCGTTGGCTGCTTTCTCAGAGAATGAGGGGCGAGTGTCTTCGATTATTCCAAGTCTCATACGATTTTCATCGAACAGACTTTTCCCGTTGGTTTGTGGAGAGCCTCCATTGCTGATCCCTAACCTTTTACGATTTTCGTCAAAGAGTGAAGCCAATCCACTCACCTCCCCCAGTTTTTCATAACTTTTGGAACATAATTCTGTGTTTCCTTCGGTAGATACTTAGACACCGTATTCCAGTCACGGGAGCCGGCCTTTTTTATCGCTTTATTGACATTGCCTGGACCCGCATTATATGCAGCAATTCCCAAACGTTCATCTCCGTATTTACCAATCATGGATGCTAGGTACTTAGCTCCACCCATAACGTTCTGTGCAGGATCGTTTGGATCCACTCCTAATTCTTTAGCTGTTGCTGGCATCAGTTGCATAAGACCCATTGCGCCTACTGGACTTTTGGCTTTGGGATTAAAAGAAGACTCTGCCTTTGATACCGCACCCAACAAACCGATATCTAATCCGGTTTGAGAGGCAGCGTTAGAATAATACCCCCGGTATGCCTGTGGAATTCCACTAGCCCCGGGGGATGTCAGTTTCCCGGTGTATCTAGTAGTCTCTTCTGTTCTTCGGTCATATCCAATTTATATCTAGCAAACAGTTTGGCATTTTCTTTGTCGGATAACCCTCCTCCAAGAATCATCAACTCTAATTGCTCTTTAGGAGTGATTACATTTCCTTCATCATCTTTAGTGACTGCCTTATCTAGATAACTTGCATAGTCTTCTGCCGTTATTTGCTGCTGCCCTTTGTTTTTCAACTCATCTAACTGGGCCAATCTGAATTGGTTGTCTGGATTGTTCACATCTTTTGACCAACTGAATTTTTCGCGATCCAGTACCAGGCCATCCATCGAAAGTCCGAGTTGCGATGCTCTATAACTGTCATTTGCAGCCATTTCCAGTTGTCTCATAGCAGCTTCTACCCCAAATTGCTTAACATTCTCTGCAAATTTCTCACGTTCTAATGTTGGGAGATTATCTAGGTAACCCGTTAAAGCAGATGTCGTTATTTTTTGGTTGTGATCCTGTGCCTGTCCCTGCATCGTGCGCCCTAATGAAGGTTGCCTGCCTAAGTTCATCCAATCATCTACGGGTGTACCGATATTGCCTGTGCGATCCATGAAATTAAACAACATGTCCATATTCTTGACGCGTGTATCCATGGTGTTCTCACCGCCGTACTTACCGGTTAGCGCTGATTCAGCTATGTTATTTTGGAACTCTTGCTGCCCAAGGTTGTTATAAGTAGATAGAACACTTGCCAGTGCGCTCTTGTATTCGTTATCCCGGTTATAGTTTTCTTTGTTGATATCGAAGTCCCATTTATTCTGATCCTGATTCCGTGTATATGCTTGGTCAATGAGTTGTGGCAGGATCTGAGTATCCACTCGTTCCATTTGCTTATTTGCTATTTGATGTGAAAGTGTTTCTGACAGCGATGAGTTACCTTGTCCGCTGCCGCGGAGCTTGGCCATGGTATTGTTTTGCTCAGTCGCTATGTTAGTGCGCGCTTGCCTCAATGCATTTTGGTAGTATGGATCGGTGTTCTGGTCATACGAGAATGGTTTTGGCGCCGTAACCTGCGTAGGTTTCTGTCTGGCTATATCAACCCATTGTTGAAGGGCATTGTTTCTTTCAGCGGTGAAATCATTTGTTTTAGAAGCGTATCCACCCGTTGCTACATCAATTTGTCCCATCCATTTCTTGGCCCCAGCTGCTCTATCCGTGTCACCAAGTGAACTAGCTGCATTAAACACTTCCATCGCACGTTGGTACTCAGTTTTGCCACCATCTTTATTTTGCGAGTAGTTAATAAGCCTTTGTTCATAAGGAACATCATCGTCAACCGGTTTGCGGTATTGATAGGCCATGTTCATCCTCCTTAATGACGTTTTGTTCGATAACCCTTTTTCGATTCCTTGAATTTCCATGAAGAAATCACAGTGATTACTATTGCAACGTTTTTATCTTTAACGTCCAGAATTACAACGTTTTTGTTCTTGCAAACCCACCTTACTCTTCCGTTAATACTCGGCAGTATCTTCAATTCATTTCGTAATTCTTCAATGTCCACCTTCTGTTGCTTGCACCTTGACCTAGCATGGGAAGAGAAAATAACCTGCAAATACCTCGACCTCCGAATAACAAAAAGAGCCTAGCATCTACTAGACTCTTCCAATTTCTGATATAATAATTTCACTGACACGGGTGGGCGACCAGCAGCACCTACCTCCTTACGAAAGGAGGTGATGCGACTTGGTCACTCTTGAAACGATTGGCGACATCCTGAAGGTACTTGCTTCCTTGCTGAGCATTGTGTTTGGCGTTCGGAAGCTCTACCGCTGGATTCGTAAGCGTAGCAAGAGAAAAACCCACCGCAAATAGGTTAGCCGCCTAAGGCGGGTTTTCTCTTCTGCATTACCTGAGAAATGCTGCCTGGTTAATCTCTCGTTGTCAGGAGACGGGGTTGCGACCCGTCTTACTTTAGTTTACACTTGTTGCATTAATTTTATCACATGGTTACAAGTATTTACAATACTTCATCTTTCTCAAATATCCCTACTCTGGTAATATTTATATTTATGAGAGGGGGTGTAAAAACATGGCTACAACTATTGAACTTGAAATTGCTAAAGAACTAACTCTTGCTGTTTTACCGAATATTAATATCATTCCACCCATCAATGAAAATAACGGTAACAAATATCTTGCTGATCAAGTCGTTAACGTGTATCAAACTATTTTAAAAGGTGTGGTTAAAGGTTGTGACGAGACGTAGTTGCCTGTATTAAGTTTGCAAGTCCGTTTATAACCTCCGGCAGAATATGCAGTTCTTGGCTGGAGGTTTTTCTTTCTACTACCAGCTGTACCCATTCACAGGTTTTAGCGATTGTCTCATTTACTATACTTACTGTCTCTGTTTCCATTATATCATCTCCTAATTATAAGAGCCCCCACCTAATGGTGAGAGCTCTTTTTATTTTGTTACTGTGGTTGCAGATGCTATGTCTTCCGTAATCACTTCATAAGTTAATTCCGGAATTGGATTCTCAGTGCTGATGGATGATGTAAATACAACCGTCATCTTCTGCTTCCAGTGACCCCCGTTAAGCATAATTACATTATCTTGTTGGGTCACAATCGTTTCTGGCGAACTGTACATGGAAATCATCATAAAGACTTTAAATAATATTTGTTCGACTGTCATATTGGCACCGCCACTGTAAAATTTAATAGAACCACAGTACCATTTATCCCAGTATTTCTCAAGGTGACGGAGGTGGATAAAAGGGCCTGCTTTCCAGCTGGGCTACTCTGTTCTCCAAGTTATTCAACCTGTTTAAAACAGACTGACCACCTATTCTTACATCCTCCGCAAAAATAATATTATTGACCACTAACCCCTGGGGACTGCCTATGTTTAATGCTATAAAACCGTCAGCGTTAATTGAAATATCCCCTGATAGATACCGGATATATGCAGCAGACCCGGGAGAGTTCGAAAATCTAATTGATTTTATGTTTCCGTCCAGTTGATTGCCGAGGTATACATTATTTCCGATTGTGGCATCTGTTTGAATGTTGATTGTCCCACCCACAAACTGACTCGCTTTAATCACGATACCTTCGATCAATCCAGCAGTTATGTGACCAATGTCCGCAGTAAATGCAGAGAGTTCTTTGACATCGATCCGATCGGCTTGTATTGATTTCGCACGAATGTTTTCATTACCGATCATGCCATCCATAAGGTAATTAACTTCTTTCGCTATTAATCCAACAAGGTTACCTAGTTGTTCTGGAGTCATTCCCGGTTCTACCCGTGGCAAATTAAGATTTCCCATGTGACCCTCCTACCTTAATGGTAAATAATCTTCTTCCCTTGCTATTTCGTGTATCGTTACCGGTCCGGTACATTCAATCTTTAGCCGTATGTACCGCGCATTAACCGCCACATTGGACCGGATATAGATAGGCCGGCTGCTGAGCCAACCGGAAGGTATGTCTTGGACAAGCACCCAATCATCATCCCCGGTTACTTGCTTGCTCATGTAGACTTTCATCGTGCCACCCGGCGGTATACTGGCCGTAATCCAAGCTTTCAACCACCGGATGCACTGTGACATGGACGGGGCGGTAAACGCCTTAGAAACCCATGTAGACGCAACAGGCGAAGCGTTATCGGCGGCACCTCCAAGTTTCAGCACACGACCGTTATGATCTCCTACATAAAGCACACCGCCCATGGTAGCGAAGCAAGTCGGCTGGATGTCTCGCCAAGTGAACCAGATATCCTTTGTCGGATCATACTCCAGGATTACGTTCGGGAACAGGCTATTGCCGATTGGTATAGACACAAATAGTTTCTTTCCATCCGTGCCAAGTGAGCAAGTATCCCGGGCCTCAACGTTTATATGGTCCACATACCATTGCACAGGTGCGGAAAATTGTTTGCGCGGCGCCGAACCTCCCATATACTCATAGATCCCTTTACGATCAAGAATATACATAACACCGTTGATTGTGACGACACAACGGTTATTGATGGCCCCGGTATCAAACGTAACCGGTTGGACTCGAAAGGTAGATACCATAGCTCCGAACATCTCATGCATGCTGCTCTGTTTGAAGATGGTGACATGTCCGATGCCAGCTTTAACAGCCGTGATCATCTCGCCATCTGGTGTATCAATGCCAATGAAATAAGAGTCTTCATCGTCTCCATTAAACAACTGCCATTTGTCAGCACTGCCACCCGCGGTAGCATGAAGGGTGTTATTAACAGCAGCCCACAAGCGATCATAGTATTGCTCAACAAAATTTAATTTCCCAACTGGATTCCCCAGATTCGAAACCGAGCTGCCGTTATATGCTTTTACTCCATCTTTGCCGTTCGTCCCAACCAGATGAACGTCCGACAGGTTGGCTTTAACATTGGTGAAGGACCACATCACTGATACATCTAGCCCGGATACCAATGGAGCGCTCCAAGTCGAGCCGATCCATTTACGCCATGTGCCATCACTAAATACTGCATGCAGCTCAGTGTCTTTCCAAACGCCTAATCCAAGCACTTTGGATCCGATTGCAGTATCTAAAACAGAAAACCCCGGACGCACCGACAAAGCCGGATATAGCGCCGAGGTTAGATTCTTTGTTTCGGTTGCAAATTGAGGTGATATGGAAAGAGCATCTAATCTACTCTCGCCCTTAAACTCTCGCTGAATGATGGCCGGCTTATTACGTATTGGTGGTAAAGGCCTCATGTCATTGTCTGATCCCTTCTAGGCAGATCGAGTATCATTTGTGCCTCTTGTTGAGTGAGGTACCCTTTTGTCAAAGCATTCTGGATGTTCGTTTCCTCTATCTGCCCTAGCAGCCACTGCCCTCGCAGAAAGTCATAAAATACCTTCATATCGTTCACCCCTAAACTTGAATGAGTGTCATCATCATCTGTTCTACCATCTCCAACCTCTTTTCATAGGTTGGAGGTAACTGTAGTCTCAAGTCACTCATGTCTGCCAGGACCTCTCCCACGACCTGTTGTGTCGCCTCTTTTAACACATAATCCGTAAGCGATAAATCGATGTTTTGGATCGTGCTATTAACACCGATAATCTCAATATCTGAATGAGAGACTACGTTTTCTACGATTGCAATAATCACATTATCGGACTTATTGTATAGGATTCCGATCATCGGATGACTCCTCCCCCAAATGTTGCATCATTGCCACCTGTTGGCTGTGATAGATATTTTGATATTGTGCCGCCTTCAATGGCAAGTAGACCAAAAGTGTTTCCACTTCCCGAGTTATTGGTTGAATATATTTTCGAATTGATCTCCGAAGCAATCGCGGCATATTTCCCTGAAAATTCACAGCCGCTAATCACCCCCATAGCCGACTTGGCCGTAGCACCTTGTATGGTGGCTGTAATCACGTGCCTACAAATATCTAACTGGAATCGATAGGAATTATCAAACAAAAATGCATTTTTTTCTGTTATGGTCGCTTCAAATCCCCTTATATATGCTGGAGTTAAACAGTTGGCGACACCAAACGACCTAATTTTATAATTCGTTGATTCAGTTAAGCTCCCGGCGCCAAGAACCCTTATGACACCCGAACCTGTAAAACCGCCTAAAGAAAAATCTTCGTCATATAGTCCAGGAGCGACATTAATAGTCACAACATGATTTATAATCTGAGGCAACCGCGAAACGGCCACATTAAAAGATTTTAGTGCTGTTCCCGAGGATAACCCGTCATTAGAATTGCTACCAGTCGGCGCGACAAATAACGAGATGTTTCCTGTGGTTTTTAAGTAACTCAGCACATTCCCTAATTGCTGGATAATACCGGAATACCCTCCGACAAACCTCGCGTTATCGCCAAAAAACACTACCTTTTCCGCATTAACAAGTGAGGTTACATAGTAATCGCCGCGTGGGAAAAAGATAGCTTTCCTACCCTCTGCGATTGCTTTGTTAACCAACTCCTGCAGCTTGACGGTTACATCTGGTCCGGGGTAAATTCCATAGGTACTAACAATATGCGTAACTTCATTCCAAGCGCGATAATTCAAGATTGAATTAAATCCTAATTGCATTTGTTCTGCAACGTTTTGCCCCATATCACCACCCCGATTCGTTCGTAATTGTTATGACTTCTGGATCCTGAAACTCCGTCATGATATCCTTCTCCAGATCGATGTAATCCCCAATGAATACATTGCCTATATCGTCCCTTTGTTCTTCTGCAGCCTGCTTACAGAGGTAGTAAACAAAGATCATATGGTAGTCTTCGTGTAAGGAAGGAATGTCACTGGTCTTACTTATTACTTGAGGAGTTCCGTAATGGTAAATGGTCATGGTACTGTCTATGTCCGGAGTAGGATGAAGAATTGTAAAGCCACCCAGATTCGTATAATATCGACTTGCCCATGACGAAGAGGCCATTAACTGCTTATGTCGATATTCTCGTCCATCAACAACTATGCTTATAAACTTCTCTGTATCAATCCCTGTAGGATAGCTTGATTGACCGGCTAAAATTTCAAAGGACTCTGCTGCAGGTATTTTAAATTTGCGATGAAGGCGTTTGTTTAGATCATTGATATCATATATTTTGTCCGCCTCTGACCTTGCATTTGGATATTTCCGGTCAGCCATTTCGATAATTTGAGCAACCGTCAGTCCCATGTCAAACACCCTCGGTTACGAGTAAAACTTTATTACCACTTGAACTGATCGCATTGATCACGCCCTGATAAACGTTTCCTAGCGCTGCTGTCATTTCATAGCTGCCACCGTTCGGGTTGATCCTCAGACCCGTGTTTAAAGCAGCTGTGCCGCCGAGATTGACGTAAATAACCTCATCGCTGTCATTCACAAGCAATAGGTACCTGCGGGTGGAGTTGCCTGTGTTAATGGCTGTACTGGAGCTACCCACCGTTACAGCGGTATGTTTGGATACGGAATAGTTCGCCATTAAACAGCACCTCTTCTCTTTCTTTTCAGTACTTCCGGACGCTTCGTGTCCTCTGATTTATGTTCACGGGAATGGACCCGATTTTGTTCTTCGTTATGTTTGTTCAAAGCCACCAAATTATCTAAGATTCGATCCATGGTCTGCATCATTTCCCACAACATTACACGCTCTGGAGTGGTCAAATTTCCCTTTATTGTATCCCTTGAGTACATAAGCTCTCCCCCTTAATAAAATAAAAAAGGAGAGCAATTATGCCCTCCTATGCCTGTTTACGCATCCGGTGTTACACGTTCCACTTGTGTTCCCGCACCATTCACTTGTACGATTGCCGTCTTGCCGGCAGCGACAGAAACAACCGTGCCTCCAGCCACCTTGATACTTGCCACCAAGGTACCGTCATTATTCTTAACGATATACATTTTGCCAGCGACCTTCGGCACGATCACAGCGTTCGTAGCGTGCCCAGTCGTCACTTCAATGCGGCCGGCTTTTGCCTGATCAGCTGATAATGTTACGTCTCCACTGACAAGCGTCACGCCGCCGAGTGTTTCGGTACGCAGCGTTACATTACCGTCAATGTCTAATCCGGTGTAACCCATTCTCTCACCCCTTAAGTCAGAATCGTGCCCAGACCAGGATCGACCTTAGCGATTGCTCTCCAGTTGTTAGGAGCAGCGCCAAAACGGGCCCGGCCCTTCCATACGTTGTTGTCCGTGTTCTCATCAATATAGGATTTTACCGTCAGTCCCAGACGCTCAAGCCATACAAGACCGGAATAGTTTTGGTTAAATGTGCTGTCCATCATATACCAACTATCCGTGCCAGCCGTGATTCCATTAGCATTGTTTAAGTATGGGCTGATGATGATGTTCCAGCGGTCGTACTGGTAAGAAAACGAGTTATTCCCGGTGTTTGGAATGCCATCGGCTCCCACAGCGTCAAATGCAGTCTTCTTGATTCGGGCTTTGTTCGGGATAATAATTGTGTCTGGCATCAAATTGAGCAGGTTTCCATCGTCGTCTCGGAAGTTTTGCATAGCTTCTTCAACTAGTGCCAGGGCATCGTATGAGAAAGGGAGTCCAAAATAATTAGATTGCGTTCCATATCCTCCAGTTACAGAAGGATGATCCGTTGCAAATAACGGCTTTTTATCAGCCGCAGTGATATCGAATATTTTATTATTAGGACCAAATGCCATTGTGGCAGAAGATCCATTATTCAGAATGCCAGTAGCGAACTTCTCGCGTCCACGGTTATAAGCAAGTGTAAACTGACCGGCACGCTGCTGCATTTTGCCGATTTTTCCGTCTTCAACCATCTGTTGGGTGATTTCAAAGGAGTTTTTCCACTCGTCAGGTTCGATCACTTTGCTGAAACCTTCTTGGAAGGTATTACGCGGATAAGCTCCGCCCTCACCTACCGCCTCAAAGTCCCCGAGAGACGTTTCATATCCGTACTTTTCTGCGAAATTGTTTGTGTCGTCCTCGTAAAACACATTAGAAATGATGGAATGCTGCTCAAACGCCTCGATTTGTTGTTCGACATACAGCTTAAGAGGCTCTTGAGACTTGCCAAACACTGAATCATTGACACCACTCGCTTTTGAAATTACTACACCTGCCATATATTTAGCCTCCTATCGCCGGAAATACCCGCGTACTTTTGAATTTGTTGTTGCTCCATCTGTTGCGCTTATCAGGAATGTACCGTTAGTTTTCGTGGCCGTGACGCGGAGTCCGTCTGTATGCAATGTCACCTTGGATCCCACATCAGTTTGTGCGATTGTCGCAGTAGACTGAACCTCGAACTCCCTCACCTCGTCCACACGAGTAACCGGGATCGGCTTCGTGCTCGTAGTCTCAGCTGCTTGTGTCCTCTGTGCGATAAACTCAGGCGTTGCTGTAGCGCCTGCTTTGGTTAACCGGCCATTGGTTTGCACCAAAGCCTGGCCGAGCACCACACCTTCGTTATCAGTTAGAAGCAAATATTCGAATGGATCGCTTGCTCCGTCTAATGATTTAACAGGGATAAATGCCATCTGTCTTCCTCCTTATTTCTTGTTACTTTTCTTATAGTGGGCAATGAAATCCGACTCTTTCATCTTTCCGGACTTGAGATCCTTCGCATTCATTTTGCGGTATATCTCTAGCACATCATCAGGCACGCTCAACGCGTCAATATCACCACCGGAACCGCCGGACGACTTAATGTGCTGCTTGCTGTTAATATTGTTTCTGGCAGCCTGTTGTGCGGCCCTGGTACGCTTTTCGATGATTGCCTCTCGGTTCGTTGTTTCAAAAGCATCAACAATGGTGTAACCCCGTCTGATTTTCTCTGCGATCTGCTCTGCATTAGGGAGCTTAAAGAGAGCTTGTGGCTCTGAAAATGATAACTTGTACTCCGGATATGCCATGTTAAATTCGGCTATTTGCGCTTCTACAGCTGCGCGCTGATTCGCTTCTCTGGATTTTACAACCTCGGGATGGCTGTCCAGTTCTTCTTTAACGGCTTTCTTTACCACATCGTAATCAAGGCCCTGTTCACTGTACTCTTGGCGTCTCTTTTCCTCTGCAAGCGCCCTCTGATAGTCGTCCCAATTATGTAATCCGTGTGTTTCACCGAATTGCTGGGCAACCCAACTATCACGCTCTTTAAGCTTTTGCTCGGCGTCTTCTTTGGCACGGCGAAGCTCTGCATACGCCCGGTCCTTTTCGAAGTCTCGTCCAGGAGTCTCCAGTTCAGCCTCATCATCTACTGACTCATCCGCATCCGGTACTTCCTCGACATCAACTTCTGTATCTACATAATCAGCGCTATCCGCTGTTTCGATTGATGGTTCAGCGACCTCCATCGTTTCTGCGCTTGTATCAATGTCAGTCATAAGTCCTCCTTAGAGGGGATTTTTGCGCTGTCCCCAAGCGAGATATAGAATGTGTTACTTGCTTCCTTTGGTGCGCAGATCGCCGCCTTTACGTACGGTCGGCTTCTTGCCTGTAGATGATGCTTGAGGCGCTTTAATAAAGGCGCTAGACGCATTAGGTACCTTGTAGCCGCTCTTACTGTTGCTCATTCGTTTCACCACCTCTCCGGTAAACTGGACAAAGAGAAAGGGCACCCACGCGGCGGTGGAATGCCCTGTTATTCTTTCTTTTATCGACATTTCGTAGAGGCATTAAGCTGCACCTCCCAATGCTTGCTGCAGGATCGCTTCCTGTTCTTCCGGCGGCAGTGATTTAAACTGCTCCAGTTGTTCCGGGCTCAGGCTGCCGAGTATTTGTTCGGGTGACTGAGGCGCTGGTTGCCCGGCCTCCGCACCCTGCATCATCATCGCCTCTTGCTGCATCTGCTCTTCAATCTGTGACTTAATCTGCTTGGCCATCGGGAAGTTGAGCGACTCCAAGATCGTCCAGTATTGCAGCTTATCAATAGCACCCATGCCGAGCATCTCTTTGATCTGGTTGTACATAAAAATAGGATCTTTGGGCAGTCCAGACCCGACATCTGCTGAGAATAGAAAGTCCGTATTGTAGTAGAGTTCCCCGTTGTCGTCCGTCATCAGGAACTTATACCGGTCAAAGTCCTTGTACTCGTCATTACCATCAATGTCCTTAGTCAGGTACGGCCGGGGCTCATCATAGAAAGCCAACTTGAAGTACAGCATCAACTCGAACAGCTCTTTGAACGCCGCATTCTTGTTGTACTGCTTTGACTGCAGCCGACCACTTGCCTGCTGAACTTGGATTTGCTTGGCAATACCACTCTTTGCGCTGTTGTCTTCCTTGCCTTGAAAGGAGTTTGTGATTCCCAATGTCGATTGAGCATGATCGTATAATTTATCGAGAAACGCCATGTCTTGCCCAATTTCAGCTTGTAAATCTTCCGAACCAATAGCTCCTAGCTGTTGAACAGTGCCTTTGATAATCTGGTATGTCACATTGGTAATGGTTACGTTTAGATCTTCAGGCATTTTAATAATTGATCCCGACTGCATAACCTTTTCTTCCATCTTCGTGACCACTTTTTTTATGGCGTCCTGTTGATCACGAATAACATCAACATCACTCTGACCACCAAAATCAAAGTTACGCGGCACGTTACGTCTGATCACGATAGGATACATCTGCGGAATAAAATATGGCACCTCAGTACCCGCAGGAACCATTGTGCCATCGCCTATAATCTTATCCTCATATAACGTTTCCTTGTCCTCTATGTGCGTTTTAAAGCGCTGGGAGCCGCATTCCAACTCCAGTCCTTCTACATCCACTTTGCTCTCACAGACATCCTCATATGATATCTGCCCGCACTCTTCACAGCGCCGGACGCGCCGGAAGAAGAACTTCGGCAGGTCCTCCAGCACAGTCTCATTGACCCATACAAACTTGCCGATATCGCCGTCTTCGTCCTTGTACCAGCAGACTATTTCAGTCACGGTACCATCACCGTTCGCAGAAGCCTTGTTATTGCTGACGGATGTTGTACCGGCTAGGCTTGTATTTTCGGTGTACTGTTCGGGCTCACGGTCCAGGTCTTTGCCGTACCTGCGCTCTACATAGTCAGCTGTGACGGTAGACAGTACAAAGAAGTAGTCCATCTTCTGCAGCCTGTACACCCTTGGTTGAGGAATGAGCTGCTTCGGATGTCGAGAGTGGAGCTCCAAGTCACCTTGGTACCTTTGATGCTTATAGTCCGGATTCCAGGCAAGCTCCATGATTGAGTACCCTTGTACGGGTGTAATGCGCTCATTGGCATCGTTGATGTCCTCGATGTCCAGCCGTTTAAGTGAATTGGACACGCTATCCTCGATCATATGAGCCTGATCTGCAAACTCTTCTCGCATGCTCTTCACGCTCGGCTGCGGAATCTGCGTGTTGACTTGTGTCTCGATAAACTCGAACACGATGTTATACACATTATTGGCGTGCTTTGTGGGTAAATCTTTGCTATTGATGTTCTTGTCCACTGCACGATTACCAAGGTACAGATATTCGCGTTCATCCATCAGGTCCACGTTATGCGAAGCCTTCGCTGTGTCGAACTTCTTCTTCCACTTCTGCAGCTTGGCATCCTTCTCGATCTCATCACTCTCGCGGTCGATTAATTCCTTCACTTTACTCACCACTTTCTTGAATGGAGCCAGTAGGTCCATGAGTTATGCCCCTTTCGTTAGCCCCCACTTCTGAGCCAGATACTTCTTCTGTTCCGGATTCGCTCGGTTCCAGTCTTCCTGCAGGTCAGCCGGCAGCTTGGAGACGTCTACGGTCATTTCATCCGACATTATTGTTTGCTGACTTCTAATTTCATTTGCGATCATATCACCAAAAAGAAGATCGTCATGTTTTCCTGGTTGGGCATCGGGGCGATTGTTCTTGTCATATACAAATGTGAGCCCTTCGTCCAACATTGTTATGTCAGGGAATAAGTCGATGTTATCCCTAAACAGTACAGTCTGTTTATCTATGATTAACGGACGTGTATTACCATCCGTCTTCCAGCCGAACATCTTGGTGATTTGGTGAGTATAGGTATCATATCTCTCACGAACGTATTGCTTAGGATATTTTAGTCGTTCTAGCTCAATAACTGGATAACGGTCAAAGTTAATCTCCACGCCAATTAGCGCTTTGTTGTAGTGCATACCCATGCAGAAGAGTTGATGCGTGTATGTGTCCGGATCTAAGTTAGCATGAAGGTAAGCAGCTCTTTTCCCGGTTATGTGATTAATTACTACGCCGGAGTAAAAATCAGAACCTTCGCCTTTGGTATCTCCTCCAAGCGTATAGGTGGTACGTGGCTGAACTTCCTCGTATATCGTGATATAGCCCTGCGAATTGTCTACCCATTTGATGCTCTCTTTAACAATCTTGTCTTTCGTACCAGGATCGTTCCAATCAAACGTAAAATACCCACGTTTCGGCGGGTTATCTTTATACAAATTCGTTAGATATTCGATTCTATTTGTGATGATTTCTTTATCAAATACGCACCGACCGGTAGCCAGGAAAGCTTCTCGCGGGTTACATGGATACTCTTGCTTGATTAACTCTTTATCGATGTAACCGGACCATTTCTGGTAGTACCAATACACCTTTTTCCAAGCTGATTCCTCGCCGAACTTAGCGATCAAGACTTCGTTAAGCAGTGATTTTATCTTTTTGATTACCTCTCGCTCTTGATCGCCGGAACCTTCCTCATTGAGTACCTTTCGCTTAAAGTCGCACTCGATCTCAGCATTCTCAAAACGATTTTCGTATTCGGGAGTATCAAACCAATAATAAAACTTGGCCTCCCAAGTGTTCTTGCCAGCACCGTCCCACAAGTCCTTAAACTCATTGTAGCCGTTTGCTGTGCTCTCCAATATCTTGATGCTGTTCTTCGTCAAGGCCTCGCCTAAACCTGTTAGAATACTGCTGATGCTGTCCCAGAAAGCTACCTCTGACCCATGAAAGAAGTTGATTGTGTTGGACCGGCCCACATCCTTGTTTCCTGCTGTATCAACCACCCAGGAACTGTTGAGCCTGTCGAACATAAACTCGCGTCGGTTGTTGTACTTTTGAGTCGGCATGATGGGTTCAGGCAATCGACTGTAAGGGAACTTAGCTTTCTTTTCGAAGATGGTATTCGTGTTGTTGTTGATGTCGGCTATCGTAATTCCGCTGAAGTTCCGCTTTGTGATTGCACAAGCCAACTGATAGGCGGTTATTACCGTTGTGAAACCCTGCTGCCGACCTTTAAGCACCAGGAAGTTTAAGTGCAGCCGTTTCCCAGCGTTATAATCGTCTATCGCTTGGTTCAGATCATCAACAAAGTCTTGCTGAACTTTATTCAAAAAAAAGGGGACAGTCTCCTGATTCTTATCAACGATAACAAAGAACATTTCGACTAATCGTTCTGGATAGCGCGCAATTTCGATACGGATATGTTCATTTTCAAGCAGGTAGTCAACTGCAGCTTGTGTGAACTCTCCGTCTTGCGTAATGCTTTTCTTGCTCTCCCACAATTCCTTCCTTTTCTCGACAATCTGCTTTGCCGTGATCACGAAAAGAAATCCTCCAGTTTACTTTTCATAGTCACAGTTGTATCGACTTCTTGTTTATCTCTCCATGCTTGAGGCCTTCTGTTCTTCAGCCAAAATATCTGCGCTGTAGTATCTGGAGCAGCTTGTTTCCTGACTACCTTAGTCACTACAATCAATGCTTTACCATCTGGACCCATTAGCGCCTCTCCTGTAACTGGATTGTACAAAGGCTCCCTAGTCTCCTCTACAAATTCAAACCCTAATGCTTTTTTAAGCAAAGCATTCTCAACTATGATATCGATATCATCTTTGCCGTTTTTTAAAGCCTCCGAGAACTCCTCGTTGTTTGCCTTATAATCGTAATATGTAGAGGTTGCAATACCAAGATTATGAGCAATTTGCTCATCTGTTAAGCCATCTCTAGCCCATGCTTCTATCCGATTTAATTTAGGCTTCACGTGCGTATCATATTTACCGGGTCTAGCCATCTATCATCCCTCCTTATCGTCCACCACCTATTACCAAACGTGCATTAAGCACACCTGATGTCGGTGCGGTTGTCGCTGTAGCTGTAAAGTATAATGATCCTGCAGGTGTATTGATCATCGGCTTTGTTGACTCCTCCAACAGAAGCACTCCGTTAGCTGGCACGACACCGTTTGCTATGGTGCTTGTGGGAGTCAATCCAAACGCCGGACGGGCCACAAGGTTAACATTAATAGTCTGATCCGTCTGATTGTAAACGTACACGGCTCGTTTGCCGCCGAGTTTATAGTTCATCAGATTCATCTCTTTCATCGCCCCGGTATCGGTGCCGAAGTAATGTAAACTCGTGTCTCTTACTGCTAGGTCCTTACATAGATCATTGGTGTAAAATATCGAGCTGCCTCCGATTGATAAGCTATCCGAAGTGTTAGAAAGCATGTCTTCTCCCTCTGGATACTCCTCTGTCACCCTCTCTCTGTCTGTGTATCCTTGTTTAATCGTCTTCATTGTTATAGTAGTCCTCTACATACCATATGGCCTTTAAGCTATACATACATGCCAGTGCTAACCAGCACATGGGATCTAAAAAGTCATATGCGGAGTTTGCTAGTATTTGATCGACTGAAGCCCACATATGATCACCTCGGTTAAATAAAAAAGCCACTCGTTAGAGTGACCTTAATTTATCTTATCAGCATTACAAACCAGATGATCTGTACGCAAATCTATGTAACACTTCATTTTATAATTCCCTGCATCCTCTCCGGCTTCTCTTATATTCTCTTGGAACAGGGCTACAGCTTCCTTCTCGGCCTGTTCTCTTCCAAGTTTATTTAAGATGTCCGGACTGGTATTCACGCTAAATCGTTCCACGCTTCCCCCTCCCTTGCTTCGATCATATCAGTAACCAAACGTTTTCTTTGATTAACGTAAACTCATCCGGCAACATTGTGTGCTTGCCATTTTCCCAATGAACAACAATGTCCCCACTGAGCCAAGTGCCAGTTGCAAGATTCTCTCCAACCATTAGCGCAATTCCTTTTTCCCCATGATATTCAATCATCGCTGCCGGCCATTGAATACGATCATTGTCAGCACGTATGCTACCGAGCCTGTGTTCGAATTCTGATTCCAGTTCCTCTCTTTTCACGATTCATCCCCCTTTTATCCGATCGTATCATGAATCGAAAAAGAGCGCTATCTCTTCCGCAGTGCGGCGTGGATGCGCTCTATCGTGGGTACGTTGGCATGCCTTTTAACTTTCCCATGGTATTAATATAGCAGGCTTTTCCGGTAATTTGTCGGTAAAAAATCGGTAAATTTCCGGTCATTTAAATCCCATAACTTCATCCAGATTAATGATTTCAGGTGCATCCACAAAAGTGAACGCCAACGTCAGCTTATTAAGAGCACGCTTGTGAATGGTCCCGACAGTTTTCTCACTCAACCCTTTGCGCTTGGCTATCAGAGCGAGTGTTAATGTGTTACGGGCTAGATACTTGAGCTCGATCACGCTGTTTTCTTCGTCATCCAGCACCTCTTGCACAGCTCCGTCAATCAGGGATACTACACGCCTGTATTGTTGGTAGTCCATTAGGCTACTCAGAATCGTTCCTCTGCCACCGAATCCCATCGGGGGCCTACTTCCATATCCTCCACCCATTGGCATGCCTGAAATGTCGTCTTGTTGGTGTGGTGATATCCCGTTAGATATGGCGTACCGGTAGCTGCGGTAGTTTTTGAGAAGCTCTGTTACTTTGTTTTGGTTCATCCTTTTCCCTCCCTTTTAAAAGATTAGCCTCGCTATTGGTGTGATAACGAGGCTTTGTATACTTACTTAATTTCCTCTAGTTCCTTCAGAAGTTCTTCCGTCCGTTCGCCTGACTCGTATCTTTGTATGACTATAGATATATAAGTGGCTCCGAACACTCCTGTGGGTATATTTAAATACTCTTTCAACATATATCTGGCATGTTCAATTGCTTTATCCCATCGTGCTTCTAATTCCTCCGACATATCTCTCCATCCTTTCGTGATATATTTACGGCCCCCGCTTACGCTGGGTTATTCGGTCGATTCGATGGCTTATCGGCCGTTTTGATCTAGTTTTTCTGCTTTTCTAGCAAGTCTTGTACCACCAAATGATTAGCCAAATGCGTGAATTCCAGCACTGTCTTATTGTCACCCGTCAGTTCGTTGAATACGTGCGCATTCGCTTTGATCATTGCTGTAAAAAATTGAGTCGCGTCCATGGTTTTTAAATCAAACCGGTAATCTTCGCTTTCTCCGTTAAAAAGCTGACCTATTTGGTGGCATATAGCTGCCGTCATTTGGTTTTGTTCGTCCATTTATGCCACCTGTCCTTTCACGAGCCCGTGTTCGGCTGCGAATTGGTTGAGCATTTCCGTGACTTCTTTTCTTGTGACCGGAGTGTCTTCTCCCTGTGTTTCTCCAGTTCGCTCTCCATCAACCATTGGTACTGGAAAGGTTGGTAACGCGGGGACTTGAAAGGTTACCTCCTTGTCTGGAGTGCTGGAATCATCCAGTGTACGATCCGCTTTAGCACGTTCGGCTTCGGCACGAAATCGTTGCACCTCTTGTTCGTCTTGGATGATGTTGTATTTGCCTTCTTCGAGGTAGGAAAATTCGAATTCCTCACCGGTCTCCACATACTTGGCCTTAAACCTGGAGCCCTTCATGTCGATCTGCACTTTATCGTAGATCTTTGGACGGTTTTCCTTGTCCTTTTTGATCTTTTCCATTGCCTCAGTATACTGACGCTGCTGCTCTTCTGTATCGATGACTTTGTAAGCGTTCCGGGCACCTACTGCCATTTCCTTGCGCAGATCATCTACTTGGCTGTTGAGGCGCTCAATCTCACGCCTAGCCTCTTCCAGCGCAATAGATGCGTTGTCACGCTTAGTCTGCATGTCAGCAAGCTCAAACTTAGCCGAGTTGAGTAATTCAGCCGTTTCTTTATGATCGGCTTGGAGTGCATCCAATTGCCTTTGTAGCTGCAGCTCACGGTCTTCACTTGCTCTGAGCTTATCTGTGTACGACTTTTGCATTTCGCCGATCTCTTCGCTAAATTTTCCGGCCTGTTCAGCATATTTTCTTTCAACTTCAATCCGGAGAACCTGATAATGACTTTCAGACTGACACATTTCACGCATACTCATGCCCTCTGCGCTGATCGTATCCAGCAAATAAGAGATTTCTTGAGCCGATGTCTCTACACGCTGTTCGTGCTCTGCCTTATGGATCTGCTCCATCAGGTCTTTTTCCTGCTGCTCGAGAGTGTAAATTTTGCCCTGATCCGATAATGCCCCGCGTTGTCTTTCACTCGCTAATTCCGATTGAACCTTTTCCAATTTTGCATGCAGATCCATAGTCCGCCTCCATATTTCAATATTTGTTCAGATGTTCAGTTATATAGCTATATTATACCACAAAATTATGCCATTTACGGGGTTCAGCACATAATTTTCTTCTATTTACTCGGTTTTTCTTCTGTTTTCATTTTAATTTTTGGAGAACACCTTATTTCCCCTTTGCGAGGCTTTGCAACCGGTTCTACATAGTCCTTCGGCCTCCTGCTCTCGTACCTCCTGATGCGTCCCTGATCGTCTCTGCCGATGTACATTGTGACTACTTCTCTTGTCCATGTGATGTTCACATTCTCACCTCCTTTATGGTCAGATCGGGATATTTACTCTCAAATAGAGACTTTTTGAGATTGTATACCGGCGTCTTGACGCCTTTTACATCAATAATCTCCGTGGTACCGTCTTGCCATGTCACTTTAAAGTCAGCTACGTATTTGATCGCTTTATATGTCTTCCCACGCTTTTTGAAGCCATCTAACAGCGTAAAGGCCGGCTGAAGCTCAAGATTAATGATATTACCCTTCTGTTGCTCGCTCTTAAGGTACATGTAGTAATGGGCCTCTGCTTTGCTATCAAATCGGTTATTGTCTACTACAGTGGGTTTAGCTCTGTATTTGCTCATGGGCGCTCTCCAATTTTCAGATCATTTTCCACGCTTATTTTGACTCTTCTTCTTTTTCCAGGACAAGTGCATAATTCTCTTCTTCGCCTTAATATATTCACTCATTCTATACGCCCCTTTTTCAATAAATATATTTTTATCGGCACCATTAGTTAATGACCTGAGTAAGTTTTGTTCATCTGAGACAGTTACGTAATTATTAAGCCAGGTCATTTACCTTCCTCCTTTAAATCGAAGATATTTACACCCGTTGGCCTAGTAAGCTTTGCAATTGACCTGCTGTATGCCTCCTGCTCAGCCAGTGTGAGATTACGCATTTCTATATGCTCAATCATGCTGGTAAGCGGTACGTCTGCCCGCTTATTACCTGCTGCCCTTAGGTCTAATGCTTTGCTGATCTGGTTGAGTGGGATTGGTTTCATTGGGCTGCCTCCAGTAAGTAAGGGTGATCGTGTATGTTCCCGAGTTTCTTTGTCCCTTCGGCCCAACAGTATTCCCGATCAAATTCTATAAATTCCGAGAGCCATAGATAGGAGTCTGGAAGACTATCTGCAACAAACATGTATCCGCCCCCGCAATACTTCACTTTACAAATATGTTTTTGTCCTTCGTACTCAACCTCGGCAATGTCCCCATCAAACAATTCTGCTTGCTCTTCTGTGTCGTCATGTACTCCGGTGTATTGCATGATGGGATATTGCGGCGTGTTGTTGTAGCCATTTAAAACGCCTGTGTCATGGCTGTTTACCCGCCCAGAAAAATCAATCAGAAGATCTACACAGTCACTTCCAAGCATCCTCTTATTCTGTTCGTCCCACACTCGGAACTTAATTGGTCTGCTCATAAAATACCTCCTAAATATTAACTATTATTTATATTTTGTTCCTATAATGTTCGGTTGTTAAACACAACCAATCATGGTATATTTATATCAAGGAAAGACATTAACCAAAAGGAGCGAATGAAAATGAAAAACGTTATGGTAAGAGCTTGGGAGATCGCAAAGTCGGCAGTAGTAAAGTTCGGTGGTAAGGTAAAGGAATACTTCTCCCAGGCTCTTACCATGGCGTGGAAGGAGACAAAAGCTCCTAAGTATGCCGAGGTCGAGTTAAAGCCCGGAAACAGCAAGTGCAAGACATGGATCGCTCAAATCGTAGGGTTCCATCCGGTATACAAGCTCAGCCGGAAGTTCTTGAACAACGACACGACCGACCAATACGGATACAAAATTTTCTTCCTCAACGATGGCGTATACGAGTACAACAATGGTAAGCGTCGCGGATTCTTCCGTATCGTAGGTGGTCAAGAGATCAGCATCAATCAAGATGAGGCGCATGCTTTTGTTGCAGCTACAGCGTAATACCAACAGGCCGGAGATACCGGATGAGGTCGAAAGGATGATTGAAATGACAAACTTCAACGAACTTAACGCCCACAACTCAACGGTGATCACTTGGGAGGGCCAAGTCTTAAAGACCACTCAAGACCCTTACGTCAGCGATGAAGGCGACACTTATATTGCCCCCGCGGTTGACCAGGATAACAACGAATACGTTATCACCTGGGAAGTTATCGACCCCGAAACTACCGACGAGTCTTCTGCGTGTGATTGGGACAATCCAATCAACGTAAAACTGGTAAAGTAGCACCGCCCATTGAGTACGTTGGAGCTGCGTGGGTTGCCAAGCTTATTGGGACCACGCAGCAAAACGTCAGCAAGACAGCTCAGGCCATGCTTAAGGTGTCATATCGAGGCGGGGAAAAACGTTTCTCCCGTCCAGACGCCTTACTTGATGGGCGGCCTATATGGTTAAAGAGTAAGTTTGAGGACTCTGAACCATGATCCAAGAACGTAAATGCCGTGAATGTAACTGTTCCTTTCAAGGCGGTCCTCGCGCCTATTACTGCCCTGAGTGTCGAAAAGAGCGGCAAAGGAAAGCAGTTGCCGCCTGCCGGCAAAGAAAAGCAGCTGGCGGTGTACGCCCATTTGGAAGCATAGACAAATGCGAACGCTGCGGCAAGGATTACACCGTAAATGCTGGCTTGCAACGCTTTTGCCCGGAGTGCCAGCCAACACACACCGTCGAGCATTACCGTAAATTGAACCGGGAAAGCGCCCAAGTACGGCGACAAGAGCACATCAGTGACGGTAAGTGCCCTCAGTGCGGATGCAAGATGGTTGAGTCCGAGAGAACAGCGAAACATTGCCAAAAGTGTGAGGAATACTTTAAAACACGCTATGCTAACAGGCGGCGTAGAATTGATCTTAAAGGACAACACTTCGGACGATTGGAAGTTTTGTCCGAAGCTGAACCGGTAAGAAACGGTAAGACAATACGCTGGAACTGTCGTTGCAAGTGTGACAAGAAAACGGAGATTGTAGTCTCCACGCAGCGCCTACGGAGTGGTACGACCAAGTCCTGCGGCTGTCTACGTGCTGAGAAAAATGCTAGTAGATTAATAGACTTAAAGGATCAACAGTTTGGCGATCTAACCGTTATCAGATCAGTCACTATTGGTAGGCGCACCTTATGGTTGTGCCGTTGCTCTTGTAAAAAAGAAATACCAGTATCCAGCAGCAATTTAACAAGAGGTGTGTATACAAGCTGCGGATGCAAGAGAGTCCAAAAACGTGACGCTGGTGTTAAAAAGCACATAGCGGATGATCGTATAAACGGCACTCGTAAATCCGCCCTAAGAGCCAAGTTACACTCAGAAAATAAGTCCGGTGTAAAAGGCGTCATCTGGATTGAGGCTCGCCAGAGATGGAAAGCTTACATCGGATTCAAGGGCAAGAGCAAAACTCTCGGATACCGCACTTTAAAAGAGGATGCTATAGCCTTACGTAAGGCAGCAGAAGAGAAGTACCACAAGCCCTACCTGGAAAATGAAGATAGTGAGTAAGGTGTGGGGAGGGATATCCTCCCCTATTTGATGTTAGGACTCTTTTTCTTCCCACCAGAAGTCTTCTACGATCATTCCCCATACCCATCCATTAAACTCTTTTTCTATTTCCTCGTCGCTTGTGCTATCTTCAAACTCTACCTCCTGCTGCACCCTATCTCCTGGTCCGCGATCCCATTTAAAAACGATTTTCCGCATATATAAACCCTCCCATGTATTTGATTATTCATCCTGTCCGCAATGCGTTTGAATCCATCGGTTCCCATAGTCCATCAAGCTTTTTATAGAGTCCCCACTTCTTCCCTACATGCCAAGTATTGTTTAGAATCTGATAGGCAAGTTTTACTTCCAGCCAGGTCTTCAGGTGCAGAATGATTCTCGGACTGTCTTCTACATCGCAATATAACTCCAGCTTGTACGTTCCATCTTTATACAAGTCGGCAGCCCTCCCTATGTTCTTCGATATTCAAACGGTGTTCGTCTTCACTTTCTGAAATTCTTCCTTGAATCGCCGTTTCACGAATGCTTCATGCTTTGCATTTCCCACGTTGGGATGCCGGTAGTTGTACCGCAGGTATTCGGGGCCTACATGATCTATAGAATCCGGTGGGCTGGACCAGTAAGAATCTGTGCTACGACCCTTTCCGTCCGTAAACCGGGACATGATGTTTCCGTCCCGATCTATCCACATTTCAAACTTCAATCGCGCCATTCCGCACCTCCAAGTTCTTCAATATTCAAACCTGTCCGTCTACTTCTTGCATCAGAATTTCAGCAAATATTGGTGCAACGACTTCACAAAAAGTAATTGCCTGTGGGTCACCAGTCATTTCAACATCCAGACAGTGTGCTAAATAATCACCGTCAAAGAATTTGTCATTAAATGAACCGCCTTCCCAAAGGATCGAGTAGAATCGATCAGGACTTAACTCCCCCTCATCCTCTAAATTAATAAGTGCATCCCATGTCGTTCGCGCTGTATCTTTGAGATCAGAGAAGGCCCATCTAGCATCAAAACTATTTACATACTTAGCCCTTCGTCTTGCGTCGACATATAGCTCTCGGTACTTCTCCATAAAATCTTTCTTCATAGGCGCTACAGTTTTCATGCAATCTACCCGATCCCGATTTACATCAGAAATTTTGTCGTATACGTAGCTACCGCGACCGTGAGCTGATTTAGAGAAAATGCGGATCAAAAACTCCTTGAAAGTTCCGCTGCCGTATCCACCCCAGAAATAATTGAAATTTCCACAATCACTTATGACACTAAAGTCCCCTGAGTTGTTAATCGTAATTGTCGCCCAGGAACAACGATGACTATCAATTCGAAGGCGATAAACTTCTGATACATCCTTTGTTACTTGAAAACCAACTTGCTTTTCTTCGACCATCGCTATCATGCCGATCCCCTCCAAGTTCCTCATTATTCACTAAGATACTTGAGCGAGTTTTGTTTCAAGTTCGGATACTGTCGATTCCAACATTCCGTTATCTTGGGAAAGTACTTCAATTTTTGATATGAGATTATTCCAAATTTCTTGTAATTCTTCGCTCTCCTTCTCCATGCCAGCGGAGTATACAACCTCTGTTAGTCTTGCAAATCTTTGTGTCAATTCTTTCATGCTATTCATCCTCTCATGGTCAATTGCTATTCACTGAATTACTTGCGACCTACGCTGACCAACTTGCAGTTAACGCTAGGATGTGGGAATTTCACGCGAACTTCGCCACTCTCTGAACACTCCTCCATGTATGCCGGAAAGGGGCGTCTTTGCATGTCCCTTAAAATGGTCTCAATGTCATTCTGGGTCATGTCCCACAACTCGCCGTTCTTGGTATTGTTAAATATGATAAAATCGTTACCCTCAAGCAGCATACGCGCTTCCTCGGCATCTTCTACGCATCGGTACACGTTAAACACTTCCTTTCGGACAAGTTTATTCATTATGTTGTATCCGACTACCCAACTAACGTTTGGTTTTCCCACAACGACGACACTTGTAACTGGTTTTCCGGGTCATGCTCCAAACGTAATCATGACCGATAAGCAGACATTTCCAATTCATTAGTCGTACACCGTCCCCTCAATAACCGCTGGATTGCCGGTATATTGTTTATCCCTCCGGAATGATTTCACAGTGTTTTGCATACTCACTATCGATGTCACAGACTGCTTTCCTCCCTTTAAATAACGTCTGAGAACCTTCCCACGGTCCGACAGTGAGAATGTCACCAACTTCTGCCGTTGTCTCCCAGCCTTCTGGGATATCCTTTGTGACTCTGTATTTCAATGTTTATCCCTCCGCGCATAATTCGAGATTTTCAATCCTGCATTTGTTTCGCCATGCCCTGTGCAAGCCAAAACGTTCGCCCCAGATCACTCTTGCTGATAGTCCGCTTTTTGATAGTCTCTCGATCTCGCCTTTACCCCAATGCTTGTTTTTTCTGTGCTTTACCTTGTCGCCAATTTTCATTGTTTATCCTCCAGCTCAAGCGCTGCCGGTCTCGGGCAGTAATAATCCATTAGCACCGATTTGCCTCCACGAGGTACGGCTATGATATATCTCAGCTTTGGTGAATACCATGCATCATATTTGATTTGCGTCCTTGAAATTCCGGTTTTCAATAGACTCGTTACTGCATTAACATCTGGAGCTACAACCGCATGCACCGTACCGCGTTTTTCCTTTGTCCGACCGTTGGACTGGCTGGTCCACTTCACTTTGTCGCCGACTTTCATACTATCCCTCCAATTTCTCTAGGTTCTCGAACAGGTAATAAGCGCCTATAAACCATAGAAGCTTTGGGTTATCTTCCGGATGATCCCAATCCACTTCTGCCCGTATTCCACTTTTTGCAATGCTCCGTACAATCCCGCGGACCAAGTATTTATCCTTCTTGTGCTTTACGATATCTCCCGGCTGTAGCACTGTTTATCCCTCCATGTATTGAATGTTAAGCTCCTTCTTTGCTTGCATTTCCGGTTTGTACCGCCCAATGGTTGAGCACAAATCGTGGAATGTTATATCGTCTTGCTATCTCTGAGCGCGATAAACTCTTTTTCAGATTTTTATAATTGCTTTCTAGTTGCTTTAACACGTCCGGACTAATCGCACCTTCCCTTAACTTCAAAGGTGGGTCTGAGGGCGTCTCTTTTCGCTCTCCTACCTCTTTTGCACGGTCAATGACCATATATGTCTCCCGGTCCTCATTGCGCTTAATAAGGCCCTTAATTGCGAGTGAGTCAGTGGCATTGGATAACTCACAGGTTGTCAATTTGAAATTGACTTTAATTTCATTCCGGTTCTTGCCTGATAGGATCGCCTTGTATACGTTCATTTGTCGTTCGCTTAGTTTAATCATAGGTTTTCCTCCTTAATTGAACATCGTGTCGAGTTTCTGAGCTTTAGCAATCATAGCTTGGAATTCTTCTTCGCTCGGCTCTTGGACTGAAGGGGATTTTGGAACTACATGAATCGCCGGTTTCCCACTATAAGTCGGTCTGTTATAGCCACGGTTTGGTGTTGCGTGCCTTTGCGGCTGTTCAGCAGCTCTCAAGGCTTTAGCTTTTTTATCTCTAACCGCGTCAATAACCCACTTGAGAATAGCTCTGTAATCACTTGCGTATTTTTCTCCCTTAGCACCTTTATAGTTGTCCAGGGTGGTTATGCATTCTTTCGTGAAATCTTCTCCGTGTTCAGTTACGAGTTTTTGATATTCTTCTTCTGAAAGTTTTACAAATTCTGCGTAGGCGATTTTAGTAGGTTTATTATCTTTTTCCTTTACTTTATCTTTTACTTTCCTTTTACTTTCCTTTACTTTACTTTGTGTACTTTCTGGTGTAGTTTCTTGGGGAGTTTCTGCATAAGAAACCGAAGAAGCGCGGTTCTTGTAGGTTTCTCGCATCTTTTCGCGCTTCTCCACGACTACATTTGCTCGTTTTTTGATGCCATTTGAGGTCAAAATGTTGCGTTCATAGTATGCTTCCGGGTCAAAACACTCGCGTTTTATTGCTGTCGAAAGCATTTGCGAGAATTCTTCCTCTGTTACTGATACTTTTTTGGCAAGTATCTGAATAGTTTCTGCGTCAGAAATGTCTAGCTCAAAATTTGGTTCCCGGTATATCATTTCTAGTAGGATAAAGTAAAAGGCATACCCGTCATTTCCGTACAGCAGCCGAAGTGCTTCGATCTTTCTGTCATTGGTCGCATCTGTATCGTGGGGAAAGTAGTCCATCCCTTCTTTCCTAGGACGAGCCATAGGTGCCTCCTAACCGGCTAGAAGCCGTTGTAACTCTTCTTCGCATTTATCAAGTTCCGCATTCCAGTGACGTTTGCCGTTATCGTCGTTTACTTGCTCCAGCTGCTCTTCGTATCTACCGATCAGCGCTCTCAGTAACTCTTCCCGGTTCACTTCAGCCATTTAACGACCCTCCCAGGGACGCTGTGGCGTAAGAACCAGTACGTCCCATATATGTTGGCTTTCATGTTCATTTCGTTTGCTCCCTTAGCGCTTTTCTAAACCGGATTCCCTCTACACTTTCGTCCATCCAAGTGTGACAAGGTTTGCATGCATGTAAGAGATCCACTGCCCTTGTACGGTGACTCAACTGCTTACGACCGGTGATATGCGCTCGTTCGATTGCCCGGGCACCGTTGCAACGTTTCTGGACCTCACAAATGTCCTGTGAGCGCTCTTTTAGCTCACGGTCGACCTTTGGGCTTATCTCGCCCATCTGACGTTGTGTGGGCTTTATACGGCGGCTTTTGATCTGCTTTTCTTTGCTATAATCTCGAACAGGCTGATTGGCTAAGTTCATCAGATTCAACTCGCTCTCTTCGTTTGAAGTAGAAGGCTTTCGATTAGCTTCCAGTCGTTTACATCAGTGATATCTTTGTTAAGAAGCTTTACTTCTCTTTTGAGTGATTCCGTAGCAAAAGTCACTAAATCATCCCATCCCCATCCAAGCTCACCCCGAAGCTTGTACACCCTGGTTCTGACTGCGCTGACTGTCTCCTCTTTCTGCGCAGGAGGTTTGGCCGGCTGTTCTGCAGGCTCGTCAAACAGCAAGTGTAGATCGTTCGGACTTGGAGGTGCCTCCGCGCTAGTGTCGCTTGGTGGTTCAAATACTTTTTGCGTTCTTTCGGTATATTTGAAGTCGGAAGGAAGCGCCCACAATGGGAGCTTCGGTACCTGTGCAAGCACATAAGACCGTCCTTGCTGCTTAATTGGCGCCCATTGGTTCTCCAGGTTGTAAAGGTAGCGACCGATTCCCCATTGGTACCCTGCCCGTTTCATCGCGTCAGATAGCCCGCCTTTGACGGCCTCTGTCTGGCTGTCGTCTGCTCCGTCCCATTTCGTAATCCATTCACCATTCCATAAGATTGAGATTCCGCAAAGCTGGCTTGTCCCTTTCCACTCGCGGAACTCGTTTCGCCAGCCAAAAGGCCCGAATATCGCGTCCAGACGGCTCATGATCGCTCGATTTGTTACGTAGGCTAGTGCTATCCCTTTGGACTTGTCCGCATTCGTAGCGCCAACTCGCCACTCGATATCCTCCGGTAGAAACGGGTCCTGTAGCCTTTGCATGATTGTTTGTGCATCATCCATGAGGATTCACACCTCCTGTTTGATCTGGATTGATATTTCAACCTCGACACACTCGTAGTTCTCCGTGTCCTCCGGCGCGTAGATGCAGTTCAGCAGCCACTCACTGCATTCTTCGAGGCTCGGGAACCGGATCGCTGCGAACAGATCACCGGTGAGCCCGTCCCCTCTGCGGTTAAGATAAGCGTCTGTACCCTTACGCTGGATCACACAGCGAGTTTTACTTCGCATTCACGCTCACTCTCCATTTGTGGTACAATGACCTCAGGAATGTTTTGTTGAGGGCGCCAATTCAGTTGCAGCTGAAGGACGCCTTTTCTATATGCGTTAATCAGAAGATTCCGGTTCTGCATCTTGTTGTGGGGTCTTTGACTCGCTAACCAGCGGTACATGTCCATTGTCCCCGTGCTCCTTTTGGGTGTAGTACTCTTCAATCAGGCTTATTTGACTAATGTTTTTGATTTCTGTTACATCGTATTCAACCTCGTACTCCGAGCCTTCCCAATTGCGATGCTCTACGAACTCAGCCTTCACAATAGCGATGAAAAAGTAACTTTCGCTATATTCGTAATCCGGCTCTATCTGCTCCAAGAGTGCAGATTCTAAATCATCGAAAATTCCGGTTCCATTAAAATCGTCATGAATAATATTTAAGACTTCCATGCAGGAACCCACTCCAGTTAAGTACATGTGAGCTGAAACAATGGCAGTATTCATCTCTTCTTCGTGCTCCTTTTTGGTGTAATGCTCGATTATTTCCTCGACTGTCCGAAACATGCTGCGCTCCTATTCAAAATTCTCTTTTTCTATTCTCCGTATCGCCGTAATAGCCATTTCAAAAGCTGTAATCTTGTCTGGTGCTTCTTTTAATTTAGTTCGACTGGAATCATCCGCTAGAAAGCACCATTTGCCATCAATCTTGATTTGGGGATGCCAAACTTTGAACGTTTTATGTGTTTCCCTATCCAGATACATTTTTTCTATTGCCTTGAACCTATCCGCCAAGGTCAGCACCGTCCTATAAAATCAAAATGTATAAAGCCATGAGCAGTTGCAAAATTCCCATCACGATCAAGAAAATCGGGATGTAGAAGTCTGTTGACTTACGCACTCTAGGATGTAACGCTACGACTCCCATAGCGGTCATTAATAGCCCGTAACAACCAATTGCGTAGACAAGGAAACTGTCAGCAGACATCAACCCACATTCGCCTCCTGCTCGATCTCCCGGTTAAGGCGCCAATGTAGTTCAAGCTGACGATCATTGCGTTCTACTTCTTCTGTAAACTCTCTCCAAGCCAATATCTTCTCGATTGATTTAATGTGCAGAAGATCCACGCGCGGTTCATAAAATGGGACAGCTGTATAAATCTCGATATGTCCTTTAACACTTTCCCGGTAAGCTGTGACTTCATCGGGACCATGTTCTTCAACTACAATGAACTCTTTCCCGTCATGCCGGATTGTCTTAGTCATACTATCTCCTCCCTTACTAAGACCCGCTGTATATCTCTCAGCAGCAGGATCGTGTCTTTGTGGTTGTATTTCACAAAATCACTGATGGCTTCTTCATCCTGCGGTATCGTCTCCAAGAAGCCGATCTCCTCAACGATTCTCTTGTTCAGTACTTGTGCGCTAGGGCTCACTGTATATCTCTCCTTTGTGATATAGTTGGAATGTTTATACATATTGCTTGTTAAGGATCACCCAACCCGCCGCTTGGTGGTTGTCTAGGATATGTTCGATTTCTTCCGTTGTCTCAGCTAGGTACCCGTCACAGATATGAGATATCGAATTACCAAATTTATAAGTCTCCATAATTTTTCCGGTCTGGCCTGGTTTCATTTCATGTTTCTTCATACGCGCATTCCCCCTCAATCTATGGGTATGCGAGAGATCGGGGTGGACAAACCGTGCAATTGCTGACATGTTGTTCACCGTCCTTATGCACCTTTTTTAGAAGCCTGTTTCTCAGCCTCTCTACGCTCGACTACCGGCAGTACACGGGCTATAAACTCGTGTAGCTTCTCCCAAGCCTTATCGCTCATGCCGGGATTATGAGGTGGTTTCTTCATGAGTGTCACCGCCTTATCTGGTATTGGAGAGTCCAATTTTGGACTTACGTCCTAAATGTAATCTTCTGGCTTGAATGTTTTTACAAACTCTACTGCTTCATAGAAGTCAATTCTGCGGATGCAATTGTATTTATGGACATCATATTTTTCTTTAAGTTTTTTCCAGATTAACCGTCTGTACTTTCCGACTGTTTTTGAAAACGATTCATCCTCTTCATGGAACCGATCTTTAGTAAGTTTGATTGATCTCGATGCAACTGCGGAGTGCAATTGAGTGCATTCGGAGTTGAGTAACGTAACACTATCGCGTACTTCCTGGACCATTACATTCATTTCAGTGAAACGTTCTTCAACGTCCGATTTGATACCGACAACATCGACATAAAGCACTTTCATGTGGTTGATTACGGCTTCCATAGCGGCGTCTTGTTGTTTGGATTTTTCGAGAGCTTTCTCCAAGAAAGAAAACACCTGTTTTTGCTCAACTAATTGTTTACTCATTGATTATTCCTCCTAGTTTTCGGCCGTTTAAGGCAGCTTTTAATTGAGATACATAGGATTCAAGCATTTCAAGACTCTGGCTTAGTTGTTTCTTTTCGAGATCGTTAGAGTGAGCTATTGCCCCCTGCATGAAAGTTCCTACAGCTGCTTTCTCTAAGAACTGCTTAATGTGGATTCTTAGATGGATCGTTGTTAGGTCGGCCTCATGCATTAGTTTTTTTCTTTGAAGGGCTGCTTGCTCTTCATCAAAATCAACAGTTTCTCTAAGTTCGAACTCTTTAAGCTTCTGAACAGCTTCTTGGTAGCCAGCTTGAAGGTTTTTGATTTTGAATCGGGATTCTTCGATTTCATTTTTAAGGTCATCCGGAATCTTCTCGACTGTCACTGTTTCAATTCGCGGTGGAGTATTTTGAGCTTTTGAAGCTTGATCTTTCCAGTAGTCGGCTGCTGTCTTAGTGGATTCTAAAAGTTCTTCTGATTCTTTTGCGCGGCGCTCAGCTTCCTTAAGTGACTTCTTGACTTCGCGTAACTCGCGGACTGTCATTTCATCAACTGTTTTTGTCTCGCCTGTAGTCGGTATTATGTGAGACTCCGAGAGAAACTTATTTCTGTCTACAGATTCAGGAAGAGACAACATTTCAAATATTTTTCCGGTTGGTATACCTCGCGACATCGCGAGGTTTCCGAATTGCTCGTGAACTTGAATAAATTTTTGTGCAGTTTGATGACTCATCTCTATCTCATTAAGCCAGCGCATCCATTCTCCATGTGCAAGGTCGTTAATCTTAACGTGCTTGAGTCTTTTTCCAATTTCGTATATAGACTGACCAGCAATTTGCTTGTAGCTATTGATTTCTGCTGTAATTACTTGAATGTCTGCTGATAACGGAAGAGTCATATGCTGCTCGTTCAATTCGATTACTCCCTTCAGGCGCTTTTGTGTACTTTTGTCAACACCTCTACAAACAGAGTTTCAAAATTGACATTAAAGTACGACTTCATTAAACTGATCGTCTTCCTGCCTGGATATCTTTTTTCTCGCATCATAAGATTCATCATTGATTCAGAGATGCCGATCTGACGGGCTAATCCGTTAACTGATTTAATGCCGCGGCGCTCCATTTCTTTATATACATAGTCAGTGTTTAAGTGAATCCTTGTCTGAATCATTATTAGGTTCGCTCCTTTCTGTGTACATTTGTCATTGACTTAAGTATATATTAAATCCATTATTTACTTCTGTCAACAGTTTTTTCGAAAATAATTTCTTTTTGTACACGACAAAAGTAAACTTGATAATGTACGGTTTTTTTATTGTACAGGAGGTGCTAAAAATTGAGTCATGAGGAATACGAAGGTACTGAAAAAGACTTTGGCGATATTCTCCGGGAATTAAGGGAAAGAAAAGGTTACACGGTTAATCAACTCGGGATATACTCAGGGGTTAGTGCGGGGTTGATCTCTAAATTGGAAAACAAAAAAAGAGGAACTCCAAAGCCTGATACAATCGAAAAACTAGCTAAAGGTTTAAAAATGGAATACAAAGACCTGATGAAGTTAGCAGGATATGTTGATGCTGATTACAAACTTGAAGAAGATCTAGAAGCCCATATGATACTCTCCAAGATGAGAGAAAGATATAAGTCCTTAATTAAAGACCCCGACATATCAAATGAGCTTAAAGGAGAATTAAAAGCTGAATTAGAGGAGTGGTCTGAGCTAACTGGGGTAGATGAGTTTATGGATGATATAGAATTATCAGATGATCATCTATTAGAAAAATATAACTTTACTTACAAAGGCGAGACACTTGATTCCGAAAAAGTTAAGAAGATCCTTTCTTATATTCGTTTTGTTGCTCAGGAGAAATGATCCTCTCTTCGCCAATTATTTCAATCAACTTTTGCAGATCCCAATTCTTATGAATGAATAAGTTGTATAAATCCATATCTTTTTTGTTTGATTGGTCTGCCATCTATGTCAGCTCCGGTCGCAAATAGTATAGTAAGTATGATTATACAAACATATGTTCTATTTTTAAACAAAAAAATATAAGGTGGCACCGTCATGGTCTTTGAACCAGAACGTTGCCTAATCCCCAGACTACTCCGTGAGATCGGCAAAAACCAGCAATGGTTAGCTGAACAAACAGGATATTCGGCCCAACGAATATCAGATTACTGCAATCTTCGCTATATAATGGGAATGGAAGTTGCAAAATCAATCTCACACATTATCGGCTGTACAATTGACGATCTTTACACGTGGAAAATCCGGGATTAG